AACAGAAGTGATTTACACCTGGATGACCAATTTCATCAAGGGTCTTTTGACCACCATTTTGTTTCCAGCACATATCCCATTCGCGGCTATTACGTGCGTCCATCATCATACGTTCATGATTTCCAAGAACCATATGGCGGTTTTCTTTATTCAAGAATTCGAATAAAGTTTTAGCATTGTATTGACCACGATCAACGAGATCCCCAACACTAATAAGTACATCATCATCGGTAATACCCAATTCATGTAATGTACGTTGGAACAGTTCAAAGTTCCCATGAATATCACCAATGAAATAAACATTTTTTTCATCAGGAATGTCAATAACTTTTACAAAGCTCATGTGGCTTTCCTTTTTTTAATAATAGGTTTAGATAACCATTTGTATAAAATTACGCCTATGCGTAAAATAATTTCTAACCACCACACACAAATACAAAGAAGAAATATTCCCAATAATTGTAATGTATTCATATTAACATCTCGGTCTTCTTGTTTATGTAAGAATACCAAATATGAAATAAATGTAATGACAGCACCAAACCCATACAAGCACAGTACTAAATCCCAATTAATGTTCATTTTCTTTTTCCTTATCTTTTACAAGGTCGTTATCTTTATCGCCGATTGGTAATAGATTTTTTGGCATATACAAACAACCATCATCACAGAACCACCAATATTGTGAAGAACTTAGATAATCTTTCATATATTCATTGAGTTCGATCATAGTGCCATCTAAGCCTATACGAACTGAACCAGATGATGGATTTTGTATTTCAAGTAGTGTTACACATTTACCATTGTTGGTAACGTTTTTCACTAAGCCATAGACCATAGCAATTGTGCCAACTTTTAATTCGCCCATATTACACCTCGTATGGTTTCAGTACTTCTTCGTTCTGGTGGAACCTATTTACGTAATCTCGTTCACCGCGTTTACGGTACATAGTGATAATCGTATCAAAGTTTTCCCATGCGTATTCCCTGAACCAACCAGAGGTAATACTGGTACAGACTTTAATTAGAGCAGTTACAAATGAACTACGTGGGTCGAGTTCGAAGTTATTTGGAATTTGTGAACGCTCTAAAGCGAGTACACAAGTTTCCTCATATACTCCCAGCAATTTAATTTCTTCAGACTGAGCAAAGAATTTATCTTTACTTGTCATTACGTCAGCACCTTCAACAATATAATTCATGTAAGCTGGTTTGTCACCAATTTTAATTGCTTCATGAATAGTATCGTGGTCATAGGTATAATCAACACCATCACCACTAAAGAATGATGCTTTAGCCTGATCCAGTACTGGATGCTTGTAGTTATATGTTTCCTTCTCACGTAGTTTGAAGATTTCATACAGTACAGGATCATCCATATTCGCACCCATTTTACGCATTAACATAATATCACGATGCGTTTTAATGAAGTGCGGAGAATTACGCAAGTAACGATGTGACATTTTAATGGCGTACAATACGTCTAACGGTGCTGTAATATTATCATGTTCAGCGTGCCAGTACTTGATTAATTGTTCAGTACTGTTATTCGAATGACCAATATAAATTTCAACATCAATATAACCATACGCATTTTTGATATGCATATAATCATCTGTTGCCTTTTCAATGGTCATATCTTTATAAAGCTTAGTCCATTCTAAAACTACACGCTGGCATTCATCAGCCATCATCATAACATCAAGATCAGTTTCCTTATTTGCTGGACGAATAGCTTCAGGAAACGCAGTACTGCCAATAATCAACATACAATCACCATTTATTAAGGCATATGATAGCCGTCAAATTCATCTTCGTCTTCTTCATCTTCTGGATAATCAGAATGATGATGCTCAGCCAGATATTCAAGTGCTTCGTTCAGCAATTTAAATGCTTTGACTTCACGGCGGCGATGCCACGCAATAATAGAAATTGCCCATTCTTCTTTGTCTTTATCATAGATTAGACTATATGATCCAAATTCAGAACAGGTGTATTCAAATACGTTGAAGTGAATAATATCACCACGATCATAATCTGAACCATCAATTGGAAGAATGAATGGAAGTACTTTATTAATACCAGAAACAGTACTGTTAATGTTATCACCAGAACTATCAATACTTACCTGGAATCCACACTGTTCAGTTGCTGGATAATACCCACTTACATCAAGACCAATGGATTCAAAGAAACGTTTACGAGCATGATAATGATCCATACCACTAGAATAACCATCATCCTTAATATAGAACTTAATCATGTCTTCTTCTGTTTCAATAGCTTCAGCCTGTAGTTTCAGTACTTGAGCCTGTAGTTCCTGAATTTCATCAGTTAACATACTGTTTTCTTTGAACAAAGGTTGCATTGCTTCTTTGTTCGCTTCACGTTGTTTAGTTAATTGTTCAATACGTGCTTCAATTGCTTCGATAACTGTCATAATTATCTCCAGTTTAAATTAAAATGGGGAACATAATTCCCCAATAGATTAGCAGAAATCAGAGCTACCCATCCAGCGACCAGTATCACCGTATTCTTCGGCGTACCAATCATCAAGATACATATAGTTATCTGAATCTTCATCACACATTTCTTTGATTTTACTGCCTGGATAAAATGTTTCATCCATAACATTGAATTCCTGACCAGTTTCATTAGCCAGTGCTTCACCTTCTTCGATCAGTGCTTCAATTTCTTTCTCAATTTGAGATAAACGTTTTGCTTTGCTCATTCCAGTACCTTAGCAAGTTTGACTTGATGCTACCCAACCACCTTGATCTGCGTCAAGATAGTATTCTTCTATTAACCAGGAACCTTCTTCTTCATCCTGTAGGATAGCTGGTGGGTAATATGTGCCACCCATACCATAAGATACATCGAGATCAAAGCTTAGACCGTGTTCATCGGCGATTGCGATTGCTTCAGCGATTGCTTCATCAATCTTAGCTACAGCAGCAGCTAGTTGTTGTTTAGGGGTTAAATCACTCATTAGTAATCTTCATCTTCATTGTCTTCACGATTCCACGAATCATCGACCCATTGTGAAATCATTTGTTTAACTGCTTTTTCTTCTGCATCAGTTGTATCGTCATCAAACGCATAGTAATAGTCGCCAACTGGAGCAAACCAATCCATACCTTCATACAATTCAGTTTTAATTTCTTCAACTGTTTTGTTCACGAACAACTCAGTATAGTGGTCTGCTGACTCACTAATAATATGTAAAGCTACAATCATCTTCCAATCCATTCAACATTAGCATCACTACTGCGATACTTGCTAGTACTTTGGTCTTCATGCCAACGTTGTTCACAACATTTACACGTAATAACGTACCAGTATGAATCGTCGGACTTACACCAGTTTCCAGTATCGGATTCTGGTTTTACAGTGACATATGGGTGCTCACAATTCGATTGGAACGCAAATAGGTCAGAGTTTGCTTTACCAGCAATTTCACGTAAACGTAAGAACTCCATACGTTTCTCAGCAAAAGCTTGGTCTTTAGCATCTTTAAGCTCCTGATATTCCATAGCACCTTCTTTAGAAGTGAATTCAGTACCATCAGGAGTTACGTAGATTTTAGTCATTAGGTTTATCCTTTTTAAAATATTCTTCTATCTTGAGATAGATTATCATAGGCCAGAAAACACCTGCGAATACCGCCATCAAGAAAGCGAATAAAGCAAAAATAATACCTAGACTACTATCAACATCAATTTCGTGAGTAAGTTCACCAAAGTGATGTATAAACGATACGATAGCACCGATGATATAAATCACCAGTACTACGCAAAGGATTGATAGGAATGTGGTCATTTACTTTTCCTGTCCTTATATTCTTCATATATGATAGCAGGAACCATAACAGGCCACAGTACAGCAATACCAGATACAATACAAAAGCCGATAACATCATTCCAGCTTTTACCGATTGTATTACCAACAATAATAGTCAGTACTAAACCGATAAGGTATACGATTCCTATAATAATAAGAATGTCAATCATTAATCCCATCCTAAATGATAACGCCAGCCTTGAGAACCGAATGCGTCATCTTGATCACCAGCATCAAGGATACTGATCATGAATTCGATTTCTTCAGATACCATATCACCATCAACCGGAGTTGAGTTGGCAATATTATCCAGTACTTCTAGGGTTAGTGGGGTGTAGTTTTCAAATAAATCATCAGGATCTACGTCTTCATCGTCGCCATAGTATTCACGGTCGAAATCTACAACTAGATTATACATAGTGCGGAGGTCACGAATAAAAGAATCACGGTCGGCATCATTACGAAATGAACCGTTAATTTCTAATTCATTCTGAAGTTTTCCAAAGGTACGTTCGTCACTCATATATAACGCTCCATAAAATAATCAAAAACATCCTTCAATGTTTTTCCAGTATACCAATCAACCATTTCCAAGCTGTCAAATGAATCACGATCATCTTCTTCCGCATGTTCGTAGATTTCAATCATCCATTCTTTTTTATAGTTAATATCAATTTTTAAGACCAATTCATGAAAAGTACTTTCTTCGATAGCATCCATCATATCTGAGATGTAATCAAATTGTACTTCTTCTGATTGGTCTTCGGGGAATACAAATTGTACTTCGTTAGCCATAATTTTTACCAAATAACCACAGGCCAAGAAGTGCCAGTAGTGGGGAGAATACTAATGCTACTAAACCCCAAATGAAAACATTGCGATTCTGATTGTTAGCAAAAACAATAACCAGAATGAATGCTGCGAACCAAATCAGGGTGAAAAGAATGCTCATATTTTAATCCTTACCAGTTTTAATAAATTTAGTTACGTCTGAGCCATCTTGTTTCCACTTAGGCCAAGTAGCCACAATGCGGCTTGCTTCTTCTAAGTACTTAAAGAAATCACTCATTTGGTTGATTTCCAGTACTGATTAAAGTACTGACTTCAATATCGAATTCAGATTCTGGATAGGTTTTACGAATTGATTCGAGAATACCACCAGTTACCTGATTTCCATCAAGCCAGCGTTGTTCAGTACTGGTGACTACATCATGTACTCGTACTGAATTTTTCTTTGTGATTGTATATACAACGTGAATCATGTTGTACTCCTTATAGTGTTTAATTAAAAATAAAGGACACTCAAGTGTCCTTTATTTGTCTTTCCATTTTTTACCATTCTGCCAATCTGGATGACTTAATCTATAGTCATTTTCATCCATAGTGTGAGTTATCGTGCCATTTCTATGAACTAACCATTTACGTTTCGAAGCAGCAGTAGAGTAATTTTTCTTATGTTCATCTGTTCTAGATTTACCAGTATTACCTTTTCTGATATTTTCTTTCCAAGTATTCTTTTCTTCATCAGACATATTTAAATAGCAAGGTTTTCCATACATTGGATTATCTTCACCATCAAATCTACCTTTTGAATTCAAGCTTATCTTTTTCTTTGTTTCTTCCGAATGCGTTTTACCTAACATACTTGGTATAGCACCATTGGCAAATCTTTTAATTTGTGCCTTAGATAGATTAGACTTCCATTCATCTTTATTAGTAGAACTATAACCGCCGGAACCTCCAACTTTAGCATTGTAGGTATCCTTTCTACCTATAAAAGCTTCATTTACTAAATCTTTCTCTTTAGAATACATTTCTTCTTTACTTTCAAAATCATGAAGAATATCTTTCTTAAAATTTTCAATACCATATTTCTGTATGGCTTGTTTGATGAAAACACCAGAACCCATATAACCGTCTTCAATATTCTCAGTACTATGTGCTCCAATATATATTTTGTTATTAATTAAATTGGTTATTTTGTAAATTAAATAGTGCATATTTTTCTCCTATAATATGCACTATTTATGTTAGAAGTTTCCTAGATTAACTAAAATTTTCCAGGCTCGACTTGTAATACTTTAAGTTTAAGCAGATTCCTCCACATTTCAACGACTTTTTGCCTATCGTCATAAACTTTTTTCACATCGAACTTATCAAAGACATGGTTCATGTACAGTTCGTACTTCACAATGTCGTCCGAGCGGCTATCTTCAGCACCACGCATGAAGATATGATCGTATGGAATACCGTACTTCTGTAACCATGCTTCAGTATCTTCTTGACAGATTTCGTGACGACCACTCATGATGATCACAGTACGACCAAGATAGTTCTTCTCTGCCAGTACTGACAGAATTACTTCTGCGTCTGGATCATCGACTGAGACTTTCTTTTCTTCGTATGGACCGCGTTTGCCGTTCATGTGAGCCAAAGTACCGTCAATGTCAACAACGATGGCTTCAGGAAGATCCGTATTCGTTGGTACTGGAGCATTAAAAGCACTGTAGAAGTACTTTTCTGCCATACCGTCAATCACTTCTTCCGGTACTGACTTTTCACGAAGCAGGTTACGTTCTTTACACTGTTTGACGTACTCCTTAACAGCAAAGAATTCGTGGATGAAAGTTTTACCTTTCTTGAATTCTTCAAAGAAGTTTTGTTCTTTGTAAGTATAACCGTGCTCTTTTGCGAACTCTTTCCACTTCTCACGAACGGAAGGATTCAGGTTTGTGTCACCAACAATGATGTTCCACTTGTTAGCAGCAGCATGAACCGCAGCACTGTACTGAGCGTTTTGCACGTACTGTTCGTTATCTTTGCGGAACTTATAGTTGCTATGGGAACCTGCCATTGTTTGGCGAATGTCATCAAGGTTTACAATAACAGTCTTTGACCGTGCTGATTTCACTTGTTCATTCGCCCAGGTGGTCTTACCGCACCCTGGCAACCCGATTGTTACTGTTACTTGTGGCATTTTCTTTTCCTATTCCAAATTTATCAGAGAAAATTTTCAATACGTGCTCGGACAGACGAATACTCGCAGTATCCTCGCGTGAACTGTATTTCAACGGTGTCCATTCTAACCCATTTGAATCGAGAAAGTCAAGCCCACGGAAGTAATCTTTTAACGAATTAAATTTGATTACGGTCATATCCTGGACGATGCTATGTTGCACTTGTACTTTCATGGGATTCTCCTTTAGATTATAATGTACTTGTCATGGTACTTCATCGTCAAATTGAAGAATGCTCCTTCGTCGAAGTAGAATTCACCATCGACAATAAAGGCCACGTCACCTATATTTCTTACATATTCTAGCATCTGACGCATTGTGTAAAGTGTCAGTGCTGTATTTGGGATAACTGAAAATTCCTGATCTCGGTATAGCACTTTATGCGTTTGTAATGTTACTTGATTACTCACGAGCGTATCTTCCTAAATCATAAATTTTTGGTTTTTTGTTTTTGGGCTTACGATCCTTCTTATACGCAGATGAACTAACTCCAAAAGTATTTTTAAGACGCTTGACAGATTTCTGAACCCCTTTCCTTGAGCGTTCAGACTGTTTCGCGTCTATCTCTTGTAGTATTCTTCTATGTTCTTCAGGAGTTCGTACTTCGCCCTTTGTTGCTTTATACTTTGGTTTAGCCATCACTACTCCTTGTGGTAGGCTATTTAGAAGTACTGTTAGACTTCGAAATCCTTCAGTACTTCTTTCATGTATTTCAGCATCACACCCTTGTAATCAACAGGACGTTGTTGATACAGGCTGAACGCAATACCTGGCTTACCGAGTTCGTTAGGCAGAACCTTCTGAACCTGTAAGGCATACTCTTTACGTTCAAGATGCTTGTTCTGATTGTAAAACGCTTCACTTTCAGTGACTAAAGCATTATAGCACGAAAATACAAGCTGTTCCATTTTTTCAATCTTTTTCATTGCGTACACATCAGTACTGAACATCTGCTTCAGGTCGTCAGACGCACCCTGTACTACTGTTTCATACAAGCGTGAATCAACGTTAATACCGTCCTTAGTAAAGTGCAAGGCACAGTACCAGTCAGTTTTAATCTTACAAATGCGACCATCTTTCAGAATCAATACGAAACCTTCAATGTCCATCATCGCACGACATGCTTCAATGCTTTCGAACAATGTTTCTTTCATTGGGAAAGTTTCGTCAATATCACCGAACTTAGCGGATACTGAACGTGCGTACAACTCAGGGAATACTTCTTTCAAAGCATTACCCACCAGCATTTCGCCAGTATGACGATGGCGAACGTTCAGTACTGTTAAACCGTCTTCTTGATACGGAAGAACAATACGATACTCTGGTGATGTATATTCGAGATTCACAGTGTAACCAAGAATCTCAGCTTGATATACATCCTCATAGAATGCTTTATCTGCATGAAGCATCGCAGTACTGTTAATTGCGTGATCCGATTGTAATGATGCCTGAGATTTGGTACGGACTTTATAATCTTCATCCATAAAGGTACTGATGATTGAGCCGTCCAGTTTATCCATCACAACAGCGATTTCAGTACTTAAAGTACTCTTATCAAACATA